CGTATACATCTGTGTATCATATGTGTCGGCTTCTGAAAAAGCATTTACAGTTGGAACTATATTAACACCCCTAGAATCCAAGTAATTTTCCTGAAATATATCCCATACGTGACCATGCTCATGAATTGAACGTGGGATACCTACCGGAGCAGGATCACTGAGAACATCTTTTATATAGTCCTTAGGGCTTTTGAATACATCTTTTTCGTCATATCCATCAAGATATGTAAAAAAATCTCTAATATTTCCATTACACCGTATCGCAGCATTCTCAGCGCCTTCAGAAAAGCCTGTCAAAGTTAACAGTTTATCTGGTTTGTGTTTTGGAATAAAAATGGTTTCAAAGTTTGGAAACATGCACATATTAGTTGATGTTACTACAAACGCTCCTCTTGATACACGATCTCCATCAGATACTTTTTCAATAAGACTTTTAAAGTCTGAGTCATAGTCATCAATATATGTATGCTTGGACGATGTTTTTATAAATGTCAGAAAAAGTGATTTAGATTTCAGGTGATCTCTTTCTACTTCTACACTGTTATAGTCATTCAATACAGACTTCAATACAAATGTCTTACCTACACCACTTGCACCACAGATGAAAACATTCTTCTTCTCTTGAATATACTTTTTCAGAAGTTCAATCTGCTTCGTGTGAAGTGTGTCAACAGGCTCATCTTTTTTTTGTTCTATTATTTTAATGAAGGAGTCCATCGATGACCTTACTAATCAAGCCATAGATTTGGTGCTCGAGAATGACGCACTACAAGATCGTATCGTAAAACCTTTAAGAAGAAAAATTTTACCATATGCTGCGTGTGCGGCTTTAACTAATGTCGCTATACTTATTCTGTTGGTCTACCTTGCTCTACGTCTCCGGGTCCTTCAGACACCGAGGATTTAGCATCCTCCTCCTCTTCCTCCTCCTCTTCCTCTTCCACTTCCTCTACCATTTCTTCTTCAAACTCCTTAGCCTTCCTGTCATACTCCGCCTTGGAATTCATCATTTCTCCAAATCTGCTGAATGGACCACCCCTTGTTACCGCACCCGCGACTGTAATTCTTTTAATCTTAGGAATCGCTCTTACATCGAGAATCTCTGGTTTAGTGAAAGTGTTTGCAGGATACTCCTTTTCGAATGCATCCAAAATACCAATAGGGATCGCAGGAGATTGTTCAATGAGACGATCATACTCCGCCTTGCATGTATTTACAAAATCTAAACCATCAGCACTACGTTCGCGACGTGGTAATGCTAACATAAGCCTAATATTTCTGGATAGTAGACCGTATGCAAGTGCTGATGTTTTATGATTTTCCATTAATTCGTTTATTTTTAGAAATTGCATAATAGTTGCTATGAGTCCGGCAACTAAGTTTAGACCACCGATCATAGCGGGAACACTCCCTTGCATTGATTCTGGAAACTGATCTTGAGCAAAGTTAGCTGTACCAGTAACAGTTGAGAGAACAATAACAGGTAAGGTAAAACGCAGACTCAGCTTCTTGTATAGAAGGAATGCTCGGTGATTCATATACCTGTAACACCCAGATGCTTCACCCCATTGACGCAATATAGTTTCGTGTTGGTCGTTCCAACTTTTCTCTCTTAAATCAAGTTCTTGTTTTCTGAGTGATGATGGGGTAATACCACCGTTAAAATTTTCTTCACTCATTCTATAATAGATGAATATAATTTTCCTGATTCATCTATTTTTCTTGATTACTGTTTTAATAGTTCCATTTACCAATGATAAACGCAACCTGGAGTTCTATTCAATTTTAATTCCTTTTTTATTCTTTCATTGGAGCGTAAACGACGACACGTGTGCATTAACCCAAGCGGAGATAGCTATAACCGGTAAGAAGAAGGAAGATTCTTTTATGCATCAAATAGTCAGCCCAATTTACAAAATGGATGACACCGAGGCGAATAAACTTACAAAGACTGTATTTTTCGCGCTATGGGGTTTCGTACAGTACCGTCTCGGAAGATTTGATATGTTCATAGATGATTTCAAAGATATCATGTCTGGGAAGCGCATCTAAAGAATAGTCGCAATTAATATCCATGGATAACAAAAGACATCTGGTCGTGGAGACACCAGATGGTTCTGTTGCGATAGCATTTAACGAAGAGGTTCCACCACCGGAGCCTCCGGAACCACCCCCCGAAATTATACAACCACGACCACGTTTCAGATTATTACTAGAATATCACCCCGTTGCGCGTGCTCTAGCGTATATATTCATGATTTCATCTGGTATAAATTTAGGTCTTTTTAGAAGAACAATAGATATTATCAATTTTGCGTTGATAGTATCTACAACGGGTGCTCTACATAGTGAACATTCAGCATCAATAGGAGTTGTAGTGTTTCATGGTACGTGTGCAGGGCTTATGATAGTACCATTTTGTGTACTTCGAATGTGGGAACAAGCTATTTTCCAGTTTTCATCCGCTCTGATGTGTTTTACCGCATTTAATACATGTACCCAAACACTAGAGCAGTCTACTTCCTCTTAGTAAGTTCATGAACACGCTTCATGAACTCCTTATTACGACTCACTTTAGGATCCGCTTTGATAATGCGAAGTAGAGCAGCTGTTGGTATCTTGGGACTGTTTCCCTTTGGTGTTGGAGTCTTCTTCAACTTTTTACGCGCGTTCTGAATCTGTTTCGCGGTTGGCATTATACTTTAGGACAATATTTAAATCGATCAAAAAAATGAACAGATATCTTAAAGTTATAGTATAGAAGCATACAAACAGCGTCGGCTATATCATGCTTTCTTTCATATGGAATGTCAATATCAGTGAACTTTTCAGCCAAACTAACAGTTCTCTCCTTTCTTTCGTCATAATTTAAATGTCTCATACCAAAATGTGTATGCATGCTCACAGGTGAAATTAACTTCACTTTATCTTTGAACATGTAGTGTAAAAGTATCTCAATATTATTAAACCCAACAGGTGGTTGCCTTTCAATTAGAATCCTCTCAGCCTTGTCAAAGACCTCTTTATGTTCATCTACAAAAAGTGGTATTAAATCAACAAAGTCATTTGAATATATGTATTTGTAGTCTTCAAGACTTACCTTCTTTACATATTCAATGTCAATTTGAGGTCCATTTCCACATTCAGCGAGAACAAGACCCATATTGTGATACCCTATATCTATTGCGAGTACCTTCATATTTAAAAGTATTACTTTTTCTTTAATTTCCATGCTACAGATATTCTCAAAAATCCGGGTATTTCAGGTGCACATCCTCGATGTAATATTCGTGAGTCAAATACAACTAATCGATTTTTTAATGGTTCTACAGTTTTTATTTCATTATTAATTTTAAAGTCCGTATGACCCTTTATTATATCAATATTATCCGGTCCAATATCACTGATGTATAATAGTGCTGTTATATAATTAGGATCGGGAGGTTCACTAAACGACGTCACCGGGGTGTCTATATGCCAAGAACCACTGTTCAGTAGTGTTTGTCCGTTTGCGTAAACTCTTTTGTATTCACATTTTATATCAATGGTACGTTCAATTTTTTCTTTTAAATAATGAGTAAAGTACGGTTTATCATCAAAATAGCAATGAAACCATCGTTCCGGCGCTTTGCTATCAGTCGAGTGTCCCCATTCCCAAATATTACCAGTAAAATATTCTTCTAACACTTTCATTTCATTTTCTGATAAAAAGTCGTCAAATGTGCGTATATACATTTATATATTTTATATTTACTTCTTTAATTTGAAGATGATTGATATTCTAAACATCTCTGGAATGGAAGGTGCACGACCCTTGTGAGGTATACTACCTTTAAAAAGAACTAAACGATTTTTAAACGGTTCTATAGATCTTATTTGATTTTTAATTTTAAATTCCGTGTGACCATTTACTGTGTCTATATTATGAGGGTTAATATCACTTACATATAATAACGCCGACCATTGTTCAGTTGGGGGGATACTGTCTAAATGTGTTTTACCTTCTAACTGAACTGTTTGACCATTCGCATAAATATCAAAACATTCCCAATTACAGTTAGTTGCCTTATTTATTTTGGATACTATATGGTTTTTAAAAAAAGGTTCGTGAAATAATTGATTACAAACGAACCAAGTTATATTGTCCGCTCCTGTATTCGCAATACCATAACGCCATTTTGCGTCTTTTAGAAAGTAAATATCAACAAAAGACATTTCATCTTTAGTTAAGAAATCCTCAAATATTGTAATGTCTTCCATTTATTTAAATTATTTTGTACGCTTTAAATATATGAAAAACAAGAAAAATACACAACTTATGGCTCTTGCTCTTGTTGTGCTTGCAGCCGTCGTGATATATTTATATCATAACCCTAAAGTGATTAAGGTTCCAGTAGGTGTTCCTATGATGCCAGGGTTCATGCAACGCACGGAGAGACCTACCCAAAGCCCCGAGTTTAGAGAACCACCCATAAAACAGTACAAGCCCGGGCATATGCAGCAAATGGGTGTTCTAACAGGCGACGGTGATGAGACACTCCCTCTTTACGGTAAGGAAGTGAGGGGTCGTCGTGATCGTTATCACTATTACACTACCACTGGTGGTGATAATCTCTATTCTCTCCCCAT